GGCACACTACGATCGCCGGCACGATCAAAGGCTTTAATTTGTTCCTTATCCCATGTACCAACAGATTTCATCCATTCAGTGACATATTTTTTACAATCTTTTTGATTGTAAAAATAATTGTAGTAGTAAAAACTTCGACGCAAACGATTATCAAATTGATCGTCGGGCCAATTCACAGACTCTGAAGGCCACTCCGGCTCAGGGCCTGTATATTTTTCATCCGCAAATAGCGGATTACGAATTTTAACTTCTTTCTTTTTAACCTTAATTCCAGCAACAATTGCCATTTTTTACTCCGGTTTAATTAAAATTGCCATAGTTATATAGCTTTCTAAATTTGTCAATGCTAGTTCTAATTCCGACTGCTTCTTTTCGTATTCACTGGTGGGTTTTCCCACTCGACGGCATTCTACTAGAGCCTTGTCCCTTTCGTTATTTAATGACATAACGTTGGTATACATTTTTGTAAGATCCCGTTTTGTCTGCCCAAAAGGATAAGAGCGAACTATTTTATCGCATACACTTAATCGATTTAACAACTCTGGCTGTTGATAGTCCATTTTTTAATTATACATGAAATGGGTTTTTGTGTCAACTTAACCATAAATATACAATAAACGGAATTAAAAATGCCTAGACTAAGCATGTGGCGTGAAAACCACACCAATGACTACAACTTTTTCGATAAAGTTATAAGTGAACAATTTACAGTTGGCGGAACCGGTATTCTGTTGCACAAGTATGTGGGGACGAATACCCAAGCAAATTCGTATGCAACTTCGAATTCCACCGTTTCTGGCCGTACTTTATACTTTTCCAATGTTGCTACTTTTGAAGTAGGACAAACTGTAAGCGGAATTGGAATTTCCGCTAACACTGTAATTTTTAGTACAAATTCCGCAGTGAATACCGTGACACTTTCGTCTAATGTCACATCAACTATTAGCTCAGGGCAACCAGTTAACATTTTTTGGAAAGATGGCACTCAACCTGTTTATCAAAATCAAAGTGCTTTAAATATTCAAGATTTGTTATTTTTAGAAAACAGGGATCGAAAATATGATACTTCCGTCTATACTCTTCGGGGTGTTTATAATGTTAATGATAATGATTTTGATTTAAAACAATTTGGTATTTTTTTAAGTGCAGATACTATCTATATGACGTTTCATTTAAATGATACGGTAGCAGCACTGGGTAGAAAAATAATGTCAGGTGATGTATTAGAACTTCAACATAAAAAAGATTATTACCCACTTAATGCTGACATTCCGGCTGTGTTAAAAAGGTATTATGTAGTACAAGATGCTAGTTTTGCCGCCGAAGGATTTAGTCAAACATGGTGGCCACATCTATGGCGAGTTAAATTAACTCCGCTAGTGGACAGTCAAGAATATAAAGATATACTAAATCAGCTCACAGGCAATGATGCAAATGCTACTCCCGTTGGAAATTATTTGAGCACCTTAGACAAACTAATTAATATCAATGATGCAATCATTGAACAAGCAGAAATTGATGTTCCTAAAAGCGGAACAGACACTGATAATTTATACATAGAACCGATTAATCCTGACGGAAGTCCAGGGGATCCTACTGGCGTACAAGTAGATATATCCACAATGACCGTTGATTCTTCTTTAAATTTTGCATCAGTTCAAGCAACGACTCCGGACACAGACATACCTGCATATTTGGGAGGCGATGGTAGCACCCCTAACGGCTGGCCTGTTACTGTTGGTACTTCTTTTCCAAACAGTCCCACAATCGGGGACTATGCTTTACGCACAGATTACGTACCTAATAGGTTGTTTAGATACAATGGCACTAGATGGATTAAAATTGAAGACAGTGTAAGAACAAGTCTGACTCCTGGTCCAAATAATCAAACACAACGTAGTGTATTTGTAAATAATACAACCACATTTACAACTAAGGAAGGTCAGACATTACCTACTAGACAATCGCTTAGTAAAGCACTAACACCCAAGGCAGACAATTAATGGCCCTACAACAATTTTTTTATGATCAACAGATACGAAGATATATAATTCAGTTCATTCGTATGGTGTCTAATTTCCAAGTCGAATTTGGCAAAGATCGACAAGGTATCATTGCATATCAACGAGTTCCTGTGGTATATGGTGATAGCAGTAGACAAGTAGCCAGCATTATACAACAAAATAGCGAAAACATACTTCACGCCGTTCCTGCCATGGCTGTTTATGTTGATAATTTAACTTACGATAGATCTAGAGTTCAAAATCCAACGTATGTAGGAAAATTGAATCTACGAGAAAGATATTATGATGCTAACACAGGAGAATATTCTACTACCCAAGGAGACGTTCTCACAGTCGAAAGACTTATGCCAGTTCCATATCTGTTAACTCTTAAATTAGATATTTGGACCAGTAATACCGAACAAAAATTGCAACTATTAGAACAGCTAACTATTTTGTTCAACCCTGCATTAGAAATACAGAGTACTGATAATTATATAGACTGGACTAGTTTAAGTTATGTTTTGCTGACCAGTGTACAATGGAGCTCAAGAACAGTTCCAGTTGGCACTGATACCCCCATAGATGTTGCGACATTAACTTTTGAATTACCAATCTTTATTAGTGCTCCTGCTTTAGTCAAAAAATTAGGAGTTGTACAAAAAATTATTGCTAGCATTTTCGATGCCAATGGAAATATCGATGAAGCAATTTATAATGAATCAAATTTAATGAGCAGACAGACCTTTACCCCGTTACAGTATGGCACGATTCTATTAGGCAACGAGATAAGACTGGTAAAATACAATCAACACGTTCAAGATAATTTTGGGCAGCAAATAATAAAAGAACTAACAGGTAACGTAAATGGCACATCAGTATATGTGTCAGACTCTGACGGTGTTGAAGAAAAAATGATAGTTAGTTCTGTTTCTATTCAATCCAATGCTGTTACTACCATTCGTCCTGTAACAAATTGTGTGGTTTTATCTGTTAGCGGAGATCGAATTTTTACTAGTAACACAGTTGTAGGAAATACCGGAGATCGAATTGCATTTACACCAGTTACTCAGAAATCGGGCTCGAGTGAACCTTGGAGAGATTTAATAAATGTATATGGAAATCTTACCAATGGCACCAGCACTATCGCATTTGAACTCGAAGACGGAAACAATATTGTAGGTACTGTGGCTTATAATCCAGTAGACGACACTGCCTTATTATGGACTCCGGATATTGACACTATCCCTGTTAATACATTATCCCCAGTAAATGCGATTATAGATCCATTGGCCAGCAGACCTAATAAAGATCTTCAAGATTTAGCTACAGGTACAAGATACTTATTGGTAAATGATTATGTTACCAGCGAAGGTGCTCAACCTTTATATAATTGGTTAGGTATAGACAACACCCCACTAGAAGCGTATGCTAATGATATAATAGAATTTAACGGTAGTCATTGGGCAGTTGAATTTGATCACCGATACGAAACACAGACCCAATATGTTACAAATTTAACCACTAATATTCAATATCGATGGAATGGCAGCAATTGGTCAAAAAGTTATGAGGGATTTTATTCTGCAGGAAAATGGCAAATAACCATCTAAATCAAGGATGCGGAGCAATAATAGTTTGTTCGTCAACTAATAGGTATCTGTTCTTATTAAGAAGTTCAGGAAAATTTCCAGGGACATGGGGCTTGGCTGGTGGTAAAATTGAGCCAGGAGAAACCATAGAACAAGGATTATTAAGAGAGATTAAAGAAGAATTAGGCGGTGAGATACAAGGTGCTAAAATCTTACCTATTGAAAAGTATACCAGCAACAATAATAAATTTGTATATCATACTTTTTTAATTAAAGTAGAAGAAGAATTTATACCATCACTTAATCATGAACACATAGGTTATTGCTGGGTGCCTATAGAACACAGCCCCAGTCCATTGCACCCTGGAGTACTAAGAACTCTTAAGTTTGAAAAAATTAGAAATAAAATTCAAACTCACGAGAAAATCAAAGATTAAACACCAAGCTGGTTCTAGGTGTTTGACTATCGTTTGGCATAACTTCGTGATACAACCAAGACGGCCACAGTAATAGTAATCCTGGATAAGGTGTATATTCTGTTTTAGGAAGGCTGTACCAATTATTGGGATCTTTGATCATAAACATATAATCAAAAAAGTCTTTAAAATGTTGATTGGGGTAAAAAGTAATATTACTACTGCCGGGCGGAGTTTTAAGATAAAAGATACCACTCACAGAACATTGACTATGTAAATGCTTGGGATGACTGCTGCCTTTTAGAAAACTGTTTGCAAACAGATATGGTCGCCATGGCACTCTACTACTATCATATCCTTGCAATTCTAGGAATTCGCAGGCTCGCTGCTTGATAAATTTGCCAAATTGTACAAAGTCTGGCTCTTCCATTAAGTTATTAGTGCCGTAGGTAGTCTGACCGTTAAAGTAAAAGTTTTCGTTGACGCCTTTTTGGAATTGCCTGTCCATGGCAGCAATCATAGGGTCAACCCACTCCATGTGTTCTTCTCGGCCGATCACTGACGGGAACCAATGGTCTAAGTTCATATTAGTATTTGTTAAAGAATAATTGTATACTTAATCTCGGATATTCAGCATTAGAACTAATCATACTAGTGGCATGATAGATGGGAGGCTGAAACCACATCATAGTATTTCCGTGAGGGAATATCCATCCCTGTCCCATTTCTGGATGATCGTACAAAAATAATCCGCCCCAATTCCAATTCCATGATTCATTGAGGTATATAGTACTACTGAGTCTTGGATTATCATCACTTGCATCGTGATGAAACGTTATTTGGCTTCCTGGAAGCCACACATGCATAAAACATGTCAAGTTGGGGTAATCTTTAAATTTAGGATCTAAGGCTTGATATTTTTCTATTAGATAATCTCTATATTCTGGAATAGGTAAAATTAGCACAGGTGCATAAGAACCTGCTTCGAGACCTTTACCCCATCGGCCCATATGATTTACTTCAAAAACTGCTTGACCTCGACTAGTTTCGTACTTTTTTCTTAATGCTTCTAATACGTCCTGATCTAAAAAATTACTGTGCCGGTGAATCATATACGACCTTTAAAATTCTGTTGTTATAAAAAATAATTGAAACAACCTACCTGTTTCCATTGTATTACCGAAATAATCTAAACTTGTATGAAACTGATCGCTGCGATATAGTACTAATCTATTGTATCTGTTAGCGACAACATCACATAGTTCCCACTTAGTATAATCTTGAGACTCGTACGTTTCTAATTCCGACGCAAGAAAAGAATCTGTTTTTTTATATTTAAAAAATCCTGTGCCGCCCGTTAAAGGAGCATCAGGTGTCAAATAACAAACACCTGCCCAAGTATTATAATGATCTGTGTGAATCCAACTACGATCGCGAGACATAGCCAGTTCAAAACTTCCAGTCAACCCGTCTTGTTCGTTCCATTCTAATACATTTCCGCCTGCATTTCTAAGTACAGATGCTACACAGTCTTTTGTACCTTGATTTAAAAAAGATTTAGTTCTGAGTCCTGGGTAGTTTTCCCTGTGAGCAAATTCCTGGCTTAATGCAAAGGATCTGACTCCATCTGGATTACTATAAAAATTATCAATAACAATGGTATTTGTTCTCATATTAATAAGCCGTGTCAAAGAAAAATAATTGGAACAAGCGTCCGTCTTGTGATGTACTACCAAAATAGTCTAAACTACTATGAAACAAATCTCCACGATAAAGCACTAAACGATTGTATCTGTTAGCAATAACATCGTATTTGTGCCATTTAGTCATATCCTGAGCATCATATGATTCATCGCCCATTTCAGCAGCAGTAGTTGCATTATTCTTTTTATACATAAAAAGACCAGTACCTGATGTCACTGGGGCGTCGGGAGTCAAGTATAACACACCAGCCCATTTATTGAAATGATCAGTGTGAATCCAGCTTCTGTCTTCCGCTGTGGTCAATTGAAAAGATCCAGTATACCCGTCTTTTTCAAACCAATTATTAACTTCTCCGCCAGCATTCCAAATTATAGTCTGAATAGATTCTTTAAGTTCTGCTGTAAGAAAACTTCTAGTACGAGCACCCGGGTAGTTGCCTTTTACGTCAAAAATCTGGCTTAGTGCAAATTGTCTAACAACATCGGGATCACCGTAAAAGTTGTCTGTTATTATTATATTAGTTTTCATGTATTATACTTATTCGAGGATAATTGAATGTAAAAAATTGTCGTGTTGAACAAGATCAAGCTCCATACTTTTTTCTATTTCATTTTCTATTCGCTGATAAATGTTCTTTTCCCAAAATGATTTAGCTAATTGATAATTTTCTTCCATATATGGTTTCATTTCGTCATACATTTCGGGTTCTAAATTATCTAAGATTTTTTCCAATTCTTCAAATGTGTCAAATTTTAAAATGCCTTTTGGATTGAAATACTTTTCTATATTCTTACATCCATAGTAAATGGGAACCGTATAAGTTTTAAAGCAGTCCAATAATTTTTCTGTAAACATGTTAGTCATAATTTGATTTTCACAGGCAATATTAAACTTTGCTCTACTAAAAAACTTATCTTTTGACGGTATACGCGGAGGACTACGATACCAATTTACATCGAATTTTTTAAATTTATTATCGGTTAATTTTTCTAATTTTCGCATGATTCGAAAACGCATGTGATAAGCATCTCCGTTTATCTTACTGCTCATTAAAAAACTAATTTCATCTTGTTTATCTAATATCAAATTATCTGGCATCCAGGACCCAACTGCACAAAATTCTCTTGCATTAGGCAAAGACAACAACCTATCATCATATGTTAATATTAAATCAAATTTCTCAGAGTTTTCTTTTACCATGCCTGCAAATGCAATATACAAGTTTGGTGGTTCGCTTTGTAACAAAACTCTAAACTCTGCTTCCTCAATGATATCCACGTTATCTATATTAATAGACACTCTTTTATCAAACAGTTGTGTAAAAGTTTGATTATCATATAAGCCATAACCAGGCATATAACCAATTTGTGTAATTTTATGCATTAATACCTCACCCAATCCCCTGTGACTCCACACCTACCATCTACAGTCCAATCAACTATTTCTACGTCTTTCATTAAATTAAATAATCTAATATACAAATGCAGTGTATATTCTACATCTTGATGATAATACTTGCCGTGTTCCATTTGCATTTGAGCACTAGCTGCCATTATTGCTTCATAATGATCTAATCTATTAGTACCGAATGCATGAGCCACAGTGTAAAATCCGTATAATTTATTGTCTACTAATAAGTCTCTAGGCAATGCTTGTTCACTTAAAAAGTTAATATGTTCATCAGCCCATACTAATTCTTTTTTCATAAAAAATTTATCTTTAAGCCATGGTTTAAAAACAGAGACGTTGTAATCATCTCCTAAAGTATATCTGCCACAAATCTTAGTAATAAAATCAAAGTTTGTCAATTCTTTTTTAAAATGTTTAAAAAATTCTAAAATCATTAGACATTCACAGTACGATTTACTAGTATAGGTTCTTACCGTTTCTGCTATTACTGGATTAATTTTTTCTAAGCTAATATAATTAAAATCCATTAGACTCAGGTCGTCTAATTCTTTAAAGTAAGATTTACTAGAATCGATAAAATAAATCGGAGCTGTTGGATCCTTTTCTTTTAAATTTTTTAGTGTTGAGATAGTATGTTCAAGTCTTTGTTCTGTTGTGAACACTGTTCGCTTTGGTACGCCTTTAAACGATTTGCTTGGGTCCAATTCTATACTACTAGTTACAAAAAAAGCGTGTCTCATAAATGTATTATACGTCTTAACGAATTGCTAAACACAACTGCGGCATTACTAAAATTGCTGTCTCGGCAAATAAGTCCCCCGCATCTTGATAGAGTTATAGCTTCCATAAAACTTTCTTGCCAAAATCTTTTAAAAAAGAATGATTCGTATTCCCATGACCATTGCCATCTTTCAGTGATGTCTTCCGTGGGCAATCTCCATAAATTAGGATAGTATCGAATGATGCTTCCGTAACGTTGTTCCATTTTTACCAAAGATTCGATATTGTCTGTTGCTACATATAACCCATCCCAATCGCCTGTGGCCAGTTCATTGTCAATTGCAGTACAATAATTTTCAAAAGTTATAGGATTGTAATTAGTATGCACTGACATAGTTGTCATCCTTACATGCACACCCAGCGTTCGATGATTAATGTTTACTAGCTTACATAAGTTGTCGACTTTAGTAGTAACCTCATTATTAATATGAATTTTATTCATTACACGTTTATAGTCTGCCAGTCTGTTGCTGTCTTCTATAGGCTTATCTTTAGTGTACATCTGTCCGATTGGTAAAAATCCTTTGTATTCATAAGTAATATCTGATTTCTGATCTAGTACATAACTCATAATATGTTCGTATGGACGTTCGATACCATACGCTTGCATCGCAGATCTATTTCTTATAATATGTCCTACAGCTTCTTCGAGATACTCGTCATTGTTAGTATGTTCTTCAAAAGGACTTAGTGTTAAAAATACATTGTCAAACTCAATGTCTGCCAATGGAATAACTCCACATTGTAAAAATCTACTGAAAGGGCCGCCGCCGGGCATTACATAGATGTGATTGTTCATTTAATTTCTTTCATCCAGTGTGCAATCATTTCATCTAACATCGATTCAAAAGTATAAACTGGTTTCCATCCTAGCTCGCTGCGAATCGGTGCGCTGTCACCTTTAAGGAATTTTAATTCTTCGGGTCTTAAAAATTTTTGATTTTGAATTACATAATTTTCATAATTCATATCCAAACTTTCAAACACATATTTGCACAGGTCTCGCACTGTATGGCTTTCTCCTGTAGCTACTACCCAGTCTTTAGGGACATCGTGAGTTAATAGTAAGTGCATGGCCCGTACATAATCATAACTATGTCCCCAATCTCTACTACTGTCTAAATTTCCAAGTTCTAATTTATCTACTAGTCCCTTTTTAATCTCCACTGCGGTTTTTACAACTTTATTT